TTCAACTAGATTTGACCAAGCAGAAGACAGAAGATTAGTTACATCTATTGATGTCTATGAAAGTGACTTTGGAACTATGCAAGTTGCTCCTAATAGATTCATTAGAGGTGCAAACTCTACTGCTGCTAAAGTCGGACAAGATGCTCTAGTTTTAGAGATGGACTTTTTTGCAGTTGCTTTCTTAAGAGATTTTGCTCTACAAACACCAGCTCAAACTGCTGACGCAGATCAGAGATTCATGGTTGCAGAGTACACTCTTGAGTCAAGAAACGAAAAAGCTAGTGGTGCTGTGTACGATCTAACAACATCATAATAAATACTTTTGGTGGGGGAGTAATCCCCCATCATTTTAATTAACAATTTTGTTTGGTCTTTGAAGATTTATTTTAAAGTCGGAACGAAGCAAATAAATAGGATAAAAAATGAGAACACTTAACGATTACTTTTTAACTGCTGAAATAGAAGATATTTCAACAGCTTCATCAACTTTTGTTGCTGTACCTGATGGTGGTAAAATAGTTAAAATTATAACTGCTTTACAAGGTGCAATATCTGGAGGCAATGCTGCAATTACTTTTGAAATTGGTGGTACTGCTGTAACAAATGGTGGTATTACTGTAGCTCACTCTGGCTCTGCTGCTGGTACTGTAGATTCTGCTGAACCTACTGCTGCAAATAGAGTAGAAGAAGATGGAACTATTGAGATGATTACTGATGGTGGCTCTACTGGAGCTAAAAAATTACTTGTGACATTTGTTATAAGAAGATAAATAATAACTGGGGGGATCTTGTCTAGCGATACTTCCCCCCTCAAATTTAGGAGATAAATATGAGTTTTAATTATGGATTAAGACCTACAACAGTTCAGATGATTGCCTTAAGTGGTACTACATCAACTCAATCAGCAGCTTTTGGTTCGCAATCAGAATATGTAAGAATTTGCTCTAATGCAGCAGTTCATATTTTATTTGGTGTTAACCCAACTGCTACTGCTAGTAGTATTTTTATACCTGCAAACGAACCAGAAATTTTTAAAATTTCTCCAGGTGAAAAAGTTGCTATTATTGGTACAAGTGGTGATGACATATCTGTTGTTGAAATGAGTGCGTAGTGGCTAGACAAAAGTTTGTTCACTTTGTTCCAAGACCTAAACCAAAGAAAAGACCAAGACGACATAAGAAGGACTTGAACAAACATGAAAAACGAATGGCTAAAAAAAGTCGTTACAAAGGACAAGGCAGAGTATGAAAAAAGATATTACATTTGATGGATTACAAAAAACAACTTTTATGAAAGATGACATAGAAGGTAAGATTGTAACCAAAGAAGAAGTTAATATTGATCCACATATTCAACACAATAAAAGATTATACAATTTAAATGATGGTTATTCTAAATCAAGAGATATGAAAAGAGTAGCTAGTATTCCAACTTTAGCTTTATCTGTCTGGGCTAATGAGTATAATGGTAGTAATAATTGGTTTGGACTTCCAAAAGAAGTACAAAAAAAAATATTAAAAAAAAAATTAAATTCAAGTGAGTTTAGATATTTTAAAACAGCAGAAGGTAATTTATAATGGCATTAAGTAGTTATTCAGCACTAAAAACATCTATTGCAAATTGGCTAAATAGATCAGATTTAACATCAGAAATATCTGATGACTTTATTGTATTAACAGAAGCAGATTTAAATTCTAAATTAAGAATTAGAAAAATGATTACTTCTACTTCTATAACTATAGATTCAGAAACAGAATCTATACCTGCTGATTTTTTACAAGTAAGAGATTTTTTTATTACTGAAGGTGGAATTAAATATGCTTTAAAATATATTACACCTGCACAAATGGATCAAATCAAAGGAAGTTCTACTTCTGGTATGCCAGATAGTTATACAATACTTGGTGATAATTTTAGATTTGCACCTATACCATCTGCTGCATATACAGGAACATTAAATTACTATGCTAAATTCGCAGCATTATCAGATTCAAATACTTCAAATTATATTTTAACTCATCATCCAGCTATATATTTATATGGTTCACTTTATCATGCTGCAAATTTTTTAGGTGGTGTTGAACCTCAAAGATTACAACAATGGCAACAAATGTATCAAACAGCACTTGAAAGACTTGAAAGAAATGACAAAGAAGATCAATATGGTAACGCACCATTACAACAAAGAAGTGATGTTACAGTAGCAGGTTCTTTCAATGAAAATTATGCTGCAGTAACAAACAATAACCAATAGGAGAATAATGCAAATACCTTTTGGAGAGTGGCTTCCTGATCAACCAGAATATTTAAATCCTGGTGCTAATGTTGCAAATAATGTTTATTTTGCAGCTCAATCATACAAAAGATTTCCTTCATTAGTATCTTATTCATCTAATAATATTTCATCTAATAGTAGAGGTGCAGGTTCTTTTAGAGATAACTCAAATAATGTTTTTAATTTTGTTGCAAACAATACAGATATTTTTCAATTAGATGGTGGTACATTTACATCAAGAAAATCTAGTTTAACAGGAACTAATACAGATTATTTTACATTCACACAATTTGGTCAAAACATTGTTGCTAGTAATGGTAAAGATGCACCTTTATATTATGAAATGGGTACATCAACTAATTTTGCAAATTTATCTACTATAGGATCAAGTGGCACAGTTCCTGTATTTAAAGTTTCAGGTGTAGTTAGAGATTTTTTTGTAACAGGAAATCATACAAACAATTCAAATCGTATTCAATGGTCAGGTATTAATGATCTAACTACTTGGGAAGCAGGAACTAAACAATCAGACTTGCAAGACCTACCAGGTTCAGGTGGACAAATTACACATATTACATCTGGAGAAGTTGGTTATGTTTTTAGACAAAATCAAATAATTCGTATGGATTATGTTGGTGGTGCAACTGTATTTCGTCTATCAGTTATATCTCCAAATAGAGGAGCTGTTTTAGGTAGAACTGTATGTCAAGATAATCGTAGAGTTTTCTTTTATGCAGATGATGGTTTTTTTGAAATAAATGGTGATCAAGTTATTTCCATAGGTGCAGAAAAAGTAAATAGATTTTTTGATATAGATTTAAATAAAGCATTTTCAGATAGAATTTGTGCAGCAGTAGATCCATTTAATCAATTGGCTATGTGGTTATATCCATCAGCTTCAAATACTGCAAACACAACTGGTATATGTGATAAATTAATTATTTATAATTATGCAACACAAAAATGGTCAACAGCAGATGCTAATGCTAGTACAATATTTTCACAGTTTGTGGGTGCTTATACTGTAGAACTTATGGATATTATTTCTGAAAACCTAGATGCTATTAACATTGCTTTAGATACAGACTTTTGGAATGGTGGTCAGTTATATTTAGGTGCAATAGATAGTGATTTTAAAGCTGCTATATTTTCAGGAACAGAAAATGAAGGAACAATAGAAACTAGAGAATTAGAGTTGTTTCCAGGTCATAGAAGTAGTATAACCAATGTTAGACCAATTGTTGATGCTACATCTACTGTCACTATAAAAAGCAGGGAAAGATTAGCAGATACAGCTACAGAATCTTCGTCATCTACTATGGTTACAAGTGGTGACAATCCAGTAAGACAATCTGGTAGATATTTTAAAATTAAAGTTACAACACCTTCTGGTTCAGTTTGGACTAATGCACAAGGAGTTGATATAAATGCAACAAAAATTGGATTGAGATGACAGAAAAAACTGATATAGATAATGTTAGATATAGTTTTGAAACTCAAGAGTTTTTTCAAAGACAAATTGAAGAAGCTATTAATACATTAATTAATGATCGTAACAAAGAAAGTAATAAGGCTTTCGCATGGTTTATAGGAGAATAGATGCCAACTAATATAAAAGATTATTCAACAACACAATCTAATAATACATCACTTAATGGTATTTCAACAGCAGAAGGAATGTTACCTTCTAATCTAAATAATGCAATTAGAGCATTGATGAAAAATACTAGAGATTGGTTTAATGATGCACAATGGATTGAGTATGGTGATGGTGATGGAGCTTATACTGCTGCTTACGCATCAGCAACTTCTTTTACAATAGCTGGTGTAGATGTAACTTCAATTTATCATGCAGGTAGAAGAATTAAATTAACTGCAACAACTCCAGGCACAATTTTTGGAACGATTGCTAGTTCATCATTTTCAACAAATACAACAGTTAATGTAACTTGGGATAGTGGTTCACTTGCTAATGAAGCAATCACTCATGTTTATATTGGTGCTTTATCAAAAACAAATTCATCTATACCAACAGAAATTATTGGTACAACAAACATAAGTGATAGTGCTGTTACAACTGCAAAGATTGCAGCAGATGCTGTTAATGGTTCTAAAATTGCAGATAATAGTATTGATAGTGAACACTATGTAGATGGCTCAATAGACACAGCTCACATTGCAGATGCACAAATTACCACTGCTAAAATTACAGATGCAAATGTTACAACAGCTAAAATTGCTGCTGATGCAATAGATGGTACAAAAATAGCTGACGATAGTATTAACTCTGAACATTATGTTGATGGCAGTATAGATACTGCACACATTGCAGACTCTCAAATTACAACTGCAAAAATTGCAGACTCACAAATTACTTCTGCTAAAATAACAGATGGTGCTATTGTTAATGCAGATATTAATGCTAGTGCTGCTATTGATGCTACAAAAATTCATGATGGTACAATTTCAAATACAGAGTTTGGTTTTTTAAATGGTGTTAGTTCAAATATTCAAACACAACT